AGGCCTGCGTTTAGCAATGGTAGATGAGGTAGGGTTACGGGTAGAGGAATTAGCGCGGATTGAGGAGGAGTTAGAGCGTCGGAAGCGTGAGAACAAGGCGAAGTATTATATTCCGACGGGGAAGCAGGAAGATTTTATACGGATGTACGCGGAGGATGGATTATTTATAAACATATATTCGGGCGGAAATGGTGCGGGGAAAACAATATCCGCGACAAATATAATAATAAACGAGTGTTTAGGGAAGCAGAACAAGTGGTTTAATTATGAGCGGTTTGACAGGGCGAAGAATCCGAGGGTTGCGCACAAGATACTGATAGCGTCCACGTCTGAGGGGATTGAGGATGTAATAAACCCTGCGTTAGCGGAGTGGTTTCCGAAGGGGACATACGAGCGGTCGAAGCGTGGGAAGACATATTATTCGAGTTATGATGTAAGGTTTAACAAAATATTATTGATGACCTACGAGCAGGACGTGCAGGAATTTGAGGGGAAGACCCTGGATATAGTGTGGTTTGACGAGCCGCCTCCAGAGCGGATTTTTAATGCTATTGTCGCGAGGTTCAGGTTTGGCGGGAAGATTATATTGACGATGACGCCGTTACAGCATGCGGCGTTTTTGTATGATATGCTGGGGCGGAACAAAGATATCGGGATAGTGTATGCGGATGTTGAAGACAGTTGTATAACGCATGGGGTGCGGGGGTATTTAAGGCATGAGGATATTGAGCGGATGGTGGCGCAGTATCCGGAAGAAGAGCGGATGGCGCGGAAAGAGGGGAAATTTATGCACCTTAAGGGGTTGGTGTTTAAAGAATTTTCGCCTGTGCATATAGCTGATGAGTTCCCGATACCGGTGTCATGGTGCAGATATATGGCAATTGACCCGCATGACAGGATACCGAATTTTATATTGTGGGGGGCGTTGGACCCGACTGGGGATTTTTATGTGTATGATGAAGATTTTGAAACGAATTTATTGAAAGATGCTGCTATGGCGATACGGGCGCATGAGGCGGAACATGGTGTAGCGAGTGTGCGTATTATTGACCCTAATTTTGGCAGGAAGCGGTATGGGAACTCAGGGAAAACTGTGCGTGAGGAGTTAGAGTATGAGGGGCGGCTATTGGGGATAGACATGAGGTTCCGGCTTGCGAATGATGATATTACCGCGGGGCATAAGAAAGTGCATTCATATTTGGCATATGACAAAGACAAGCCTATAGATATCAGCAACCACCCTAAATTGTATATCTTCCCGCGGTGTAAGAATTTGATATACATGATGAAGCATTATATGTATGAAGAATGGAGCGAGTCGTCGGAGGCTCGTAAATCGCCTAATCCTAAACCAGAAGGGAGGTTCAAACATGGGCCGGATTGTCTTCGTTATATACTTATGGATAATCCTACTGCTATTACTCCTAAGACCAGAAGGCCAAGGGGGAGTTATGGATGAGATGAAAAAAACGCCTAAGATTAGTAGTTTTAGCCAGAAGACTACGAAGGAAACAGTACCGTTAGAGGCATTGCTTGAGAGCTATATTATTCCTGTTGAGAGCAGTAATAATCCTTTTGCGGTGAACAAGAAAAGTGGCGCGCGGGGATTAACGCAGATGACAAGTATTGCATGGGAAGATTTGCAGCGTGTGTTCCCTGAGAAGTATAAAAATATTCCCTTTAAAGTCGGCAGTATGAATCCTGAAATATCTAAACAAGCAGGGTTGGATTATTTAGATATAATCGATGGATACCTGGAGCATTATGGGTTTGAGAAGACCGTTGACAATTATTTAGCAGCCTATAATGCAGGGATAGGCACACTTAAAAAACATATTGAAAAAGGTACACCATTACCGAAAGAAACAGTAAATTATATAAAAAAAATAAAAAAAATGTTGAAGCTAACCAAATAATGCTTGACAAAGAAGAAAGTCATGGTTTAAAATAATTTTATAAAAGGGAGGAAAATGAAGCTACTTAACAGGATTAAGAAAGTGTTCACTGAGCCTGTAGAGGAGGAAGAAGAGTCCAACCATAGTTATCTGCCGAAACTAAGCAAATCAGACAAAGAAGAAATAGCAGCGTTAGTCGTTAAAGAAGCCGATGAATATGAAACATCCCGAACTGAGTATATGGAGCGTGTCGTTGAAGGGATAAGGCTTTATAACGGTATCAGAGAAGAGAAAAACAGTCCTTGGCCTAATTGCGCGAATTACTCGACTATGCATACTACAAGCGTTGTTGATGTTCTTCATTCCAGGCTATTCCCTATGGCTTGGAATACAAATTCAGTTGGATGGCGCGCGAAAAACAAATATTCCGTCAATAACCTCGAGAATGTAAAGCGATTTATGAACGCTTTGCGTGAGAACGAGATGATTTATAACTCCAAATACGGTATGGATGACTTTGTAGACGATTTAATCCACTTTATTTTAGTTGACGGTACCGTTTGCATCAAAGGATACTGGAATACAACAATAAAAAATGTTTTAAGAAGTGTGCAGGTAGATATAGAACCAGGGGAAGATGGGTTAGCAGAACCGAAGTATGAAACCAGGGTTGTTAAAGAGGAATATGGGCATGGGAAAGTGGAATTTATCCCATTAGAGGATTGCTTGTTCCCGTTCGACGCTGAAGATGAGCAGGAATGCCGTTCTGTGATTCACCGCAGCTACTATACTCTCGACGAATTAAAAGAATTAGACGGCATAGAGAATATAGACGATTTAAAATTTGCCACAGAAGCATCTATTCTTACCCAAAATGGAACAAAAAAAGAGAAATTAGATAATGCTGGGCTGGTTGATTTAACAATAACGACAAATTCTCAGCCTATTGAGGTTTGCGAAAGATACGGGAAGTATGAATATGACGGGGAAATGATAGAATGCGTCTTTTTAGTAGCCAGAAAGTCGAAAATATTTTTAAGAGGTTACAAATTGACTGATGTGTCTCCAACCGAGACAAGACCTTTCATAATAAGACCGTTCCTTAAAAGGGGGACAGGTTTGTTGGGTCTCAGTATCCCTATGCTAATATCGCAGTTACAGAAACTTATCAATGCGATACATAACCAGCGGATTGATATGGGTAATATTGCCATCGCTCCGCCGGTATTTTATAGGCCTGGTTCAGGATATGACCCCGAAGCTGCAGAATGGGGGCCGTTATTAGCAGTGCCTATAGACGAGCCGTCTAAAGATGTGTATATTCCCGCGATACCAACAAATGGGCTTCAGTATTCATTCCAGGAAGAGAGCGTGGTATTATCCTTGATTGAAAGGCTTACATCTGTCGGAGCATACCAGCTGGGGCTTGAGTCTGAAATTGTGAAATCAAGGGCCACAGCGTCTGGCACAATCGCACTTATCGAGCAGGGGCAGCAGAAGTTTAATATGTTAGCCAAGCGAATTGCCAGAGTTATAGCGGATGTGCTGACAAGATTAAAAATGCTTTATGAAGAGAATATATCGCAAGATGATGCCAGGCGTATGATAGGAAAAGATGGCGAGTTATTATTCCCCGATGGGCTTGACCCCAGGGATATTATTGGGCAGCATGAAGCTGTGATAACAATAAACGAAAACGCAGCAAACAAAACATTCCAGAATCAGGCGGCGATGGCGAGATTTAATCTCTTCTCTCAAGACCCGTTTGTTAACATGGACCCTCGCAGAATGTGGAAGTTAAGATATGATGCTGCGTTAGCATTAGGGACTGATAAACCTGAAGATATAATAGGGCCTGAGCCAAAAGGATTGCCTTCTACGAACTATGACGCTGACGAAGAATTTGACGCTATGTTAGCTGGGCGGTTTGTGAAGCCATCGGAGTATGAAAATGCTATGGAGCATTTAATGGCACACTTGGCTCAAATGGAGACAGATTCGTACAAGAATATGCCTCCAAAATATAAAGAGAACTTCAGCAAGCATTTACAGATAACGTATCAGCTTGTGTGGAAACAGGTGCAGCAGCAGTATGCTGCGAATGCACAGAGACAGGGGGAAAGATATGGACAAGGTAGCGGAACGCCGGAGGAAGGAAGCAGTGAGGGAGCTGAAAACGCACCCTGGCTTCAAGGTTATCCTGGAGTTGCTGGAGGAGCACAAGAAACTGGCGGTGGCCAAGCTCCAGTCAGCGGTCAGGAACAAGGAGGACGGGCGTTATGAGATTGGCATTATTGACACATGGGAGAAAGCAGCGAGAGTGCTGCGTGAGCTATAAGTTCTTGGTAATCTTAAACCATGCGGGACACTGCGTAAGGCAGCGCAAAACTGGAGGTAAAAATGGGTAAGGAAGATGAAAAGGTAGAAGTACCAGAAGAGCTGAAGAATGTAGGCGAGGAGCAGGAACCATCTATATCTGCGGAGGAAGAAGAGGAGAATGCCGAGCAGAAGGAAGAAGAGCCTTCTGAGTCTGAAGAACAGAGGGGAGAAGAACAGGAAGGCGAAGAAGAGGAAGATGGTGAGTCTACAGGGGAAGAGGGCAAGGAAGATAAAGAAAACATGGTCCCTCAGAGCAGGTTTGATGAAATCTATCGGAGGAATAAGGAGTATGAGGAGCGGCTGAAAACATTAGAAGAGCAAGAGTCAGCCCCTCCAATAACGGTGGATAATATTGTAGGGCAGGAAATCGGTGGTGTAAGTGTTAAGGAAATCTTGGCGCTTACCCCTGAGCAATCTGAAAAGCTTGATGAGTGGTACGAAAAAGACCCTTTATCGGCGCAAGCATGGGTCAACCAGAAGGTATCTGACAAGCGCAGAGCGTACGAGCATTTGGTTGCTACACAGAATAGGCATAAAAGAAGTCTGATGAAAGCACATCCGGACATGTATAAAAGAGATGCAAACGGTCAATTGGTTTTTGACCCAGAAAGCCCTAAGGGGAAGATATTCAATGAGATAGCGGAGGCTAACCGCTACTTATTAGATTTGCCGGATGGTCCTAAAATAGCAAGGTTAATGCTTGAAGAAAGATTGGGAGGTAAAAAAATGGTCAAGAAGAGTGAAGAGCCCGATGCTCAAAAGGAGAAAACCGAAGCGGGGAAAACCGCAGCTGAACAAAAACTAAAGCCTAAGCCAATAAGTTCTAAGGGGACAAAAACGGTGAAAGCTGCTCCAACGAAATTGTCGCCTGACGAAAAAAGAGTGGCGGCTAAGTTTCATATGAGCGAGGAAGAATACGTGAAGTACAAACAGCCGATACAAGGAGCATATTAAGATGTTTATAGCGCAACATTCGCTTACGAGGAAGCTTAATCCTGGTGCGTTTGGGACGCCCCTTGTATGCCCTTTTTGTAATGCTAAAGGACTTAAGAGAAGCAGGTGGCAGTTTATAGGAAAAATCGGACCTTTTAGAATCAGATACAGATGTAAAGATTGTGGCAACTATGTGCAGTATGATTTTGCGAATAATAATGATTTTAGGCAGAATCACCCATATTCGCCATATAAACGTAGCAAATGGCAAAAATATGTAGAGTTGTTTAAACAGAAAAACCTGGCTAAAGGGAAAACTCTTTAACCAGAAGTCTGGGAAAACCCAGAAAGGAGAAAATTATGAGATTTCACTATGATTTAGCTGGAGCTGACCCAATTTTAGCAGATGAGCCTGTATATGATGCAGCGTTATTGGCTAATGGGGAGTTGCTTATGCTTGGAACCAGCAATAACAACACAGCTGATGGCGGTGTCAGTTTAGTTACTGCTTATAGCGCGACAGCTGCTAATTCTGCTGTAGATGCTGTAGGTATTTTGCAGGATTCTACTTTTGTTTCTGGCGGGACAGTCCCTGATGAAACTGTCGATGACACAACTAATGGAGTAAGGATGGGGAAAGTTATTCTTAATCCTCATGCTGTGTATATAGCGGAAGTTGACCAGTCCACAGGTGATGATGTTGCTGTCGAAAGCTCCTCTACTACTACCACGATTAAAGAGACAATAGCATCAGCAAACACTCTGGATGGATATTGGGTGTTGTTTGTAAATTGCTCAACCTCGGGTATTGGTGGGACGCTTAGGATGATTACAGCTAATGGGACAGCTGATTTCACTATCCCTGCATTGCCTGCAACTCCGTCAACATCTGATAACTACATCTTTGTTAATCCTGCACACGCTTACGCATGTAATCTTAACGCTGAAGCCACAAAGCTTACCAGTGATAAGACTTTAACAGCTCCGGAGGGAGCTACTAACATTAGGGTAGTCAGAAGTTATTGTTCCGGAGATGGTCTGCCCCTGACTATGCTGAAAAGCTACTTAGAGCCAGGACAGATAAATCTTGGGAGCGACGCACATCTCTTTGCGGATATTGTGCTAAAAGACCATCTGTACGGCCCGCAAGAATGATATTAAGGAGGTAAATTATGCCAGCTAATAGCGCAAACTTTGCAGACCTCTTAGAACCAGGGCTGAGGAAGGTATTTTTCGACGCATATGGTTCTTTGGAGTCTATGATACCTATGTTATACGCCGTTGAAAACTCAACAACATCATATGAGAAAGATTCGCAAGTTGGGTCTTTTAGCGATGTGCCTGAGTTCAACGGAACAATCACTTATGATGAAATCTACCAGGGGTATGATTCTACATTCACCCACCAGGAATACGCCAAAGGCTTCAAGATTGAGAGGAAGCTATACGATGATGACCTCTATCGTATAATTATGAAAGCTCCTGCAGGCATAGGGCTTTCTGCGATTCGTACGAAAGAGAAGCATGCTGCGAATCTATTCAACAATGCGTTCTCAGCCAACCCATCATATCTGTCTGGTGGTGATGGGCAGTATCTTTGCGATGATGCTCACCCTTCAAATGCGCCTGGCGTTTCTACGCAGGATAATGCGGGGACAACGGCATTATCGCCTACAGCAGTAGAGGCGACAAGGATTGCTATGCTTGACTTCAGGGATGATAGGAATAACAAGATAGTAGTGAATCCTGATACTATATTAGTTCCTACAAATCTTGAAGAGACAGCATGGGAAATCATCAACTCAACGGGGAAGGTCGATACCGCAGATAACAATAAAAATTTCCACTATGGGAAATATAAGTTAGCTGTGTGGCCGTACCTGACAGATTCTAACAACTGGTTTATGATTGACAGCAGTTTAGCTTCTATGTTCTGCCTATTCTTCAATAGGGTGCCTGTAGAATTGAATAGAGACAAATCGTTTAACACTTACGAGGCGAGCTACTCAATCTACATGAGGTATTCCTTAGGTTATTCCGATTGGAGATGGATTTACGGTCATAAAGTGAGTTAAGTCAATGAGTTACAACTGGTATATGTTTAGTGGTAACGAAGGGCATGCCAGTTTAATGGGTAAGCCAGGGTGTAATCCCCTGGGGCAGCGCATGACACTACAGGGCGGTGTTCCTATCTTAATGGGAGGTATGTATGAGCTTAACACATTTTCCACATGGTGTAAGTAGCTTTGGTGTCCCATTGATGGGAGGCGGAGGTATGCTTCCTAAAATGGGTGGTGCAGGGGAGGTGTTCTTTGTTGACCCAGCTAATGGTAGCGACAGCAATGATGGTAAAACACCAGAGAATGCTTTAGATACAGTTAGTGCTGCGTATGCTAAGACTGTAGATAAACGTGGAGATGTGGTTTATCTTTTGAACGATGGTAACACTTCTGGCGCTTCGCGTGAAACAGCAAGTATTACTTGGGCAAAAGATAACACACATCTTGTTGGCCTTTGCGCGCCTGTAGGCATATCTCAAAGGGCAAGAATAACTCCTGTTTCAGGGAATACAGATTTAGATGCATATACCCCGATGATAACTGTATCAGGGCATGGCAATATCTTCTCTAATGTCCAGATAGCCCCGTGGGGGTCTGAAGATGGTAAAGCCGCACGTGGCGTAGATGTTACTGGCAACAGGAACTTCTTCTATAATTGCCATATCATTGGCATAGTGCATGCTAACGTTGGCGATGAAGCCAATGCGTGTGATTTGAAGATTTCTGGTGGAGAAGAAAACTTGTTCAAAAAATGTACATTTGGTACGGATACCATAGCCAGGTCAACTACTTGCGCCAGTGTAGAGTTGGTTAGCGCAGCGACAAGGAATATATTTGAGGATTGCCTTTTCTTGTCTATAGATGATGCTGGGGATTCTCTGTTTGTCAAGGTTGATGGTGCCGGAGATATTGACCGTTTTGTGTTGTTTAAAAACTGCACATTTATCAATGCAGTAGAATCTACTGGTACAGCGTTGACTTCTGCTTGCAATGTGAATAATGCCGCTGGCGGTCTGGTAATGTTTCATAGCTGCCAAATGGCAGGGGTTACTGATATAGCCGCAGCTGATAATGGCAACGTTTGGGTTGATGGGGTCGGTGGCGCTGCAACAGGTAGTTTAAGTATAGTCGCGACACAGTAAATTTATGGGGGAGGGATATTCTCTCTCCCATTTTTTTAAGGAGGACAAAATGGGAAGAAAACCAGCAGTTAAGTCGAGTAAAAAGAAAGGTCAAGCTTCAGATGGTATAGATTGGAAAAAATACAATGAGCTTTTGGCTAACGGGGTCGATGCTGAAGATGCATTGAGACAAGCTAAAAAGCAATAATTAACGGAAATGAGAGCCAGAAGACATATTCTTGAGACCAAAGCCCCCTCATTCCCGATGTTTGATGTGCATACAAAGCGGGCAAGGAAGTTTCA